ATCTTGTCAAAGATCTTCTTACCGTACTTGTAGAGGAAGACCTTTCCCTCGTTCGCGGGATTGGCGGGATCCTTGACGACATAGATGTTCGAGATGAAGTGAAGGCGACGCTTCTGCTTGCGGGCCTGCTTACGAGTAGGCGATTCGTCGTCAGAAGAGACATTCCAAAGCTGGCTGTTTAGCTCAGCCACTGGGTCTTTCTGGCCAATCGTCGTAAGTGAGTTCTCGATGTACCAGCCGCCGGGGCCCTGAAATCCATGATCCCAAATACGAACAAACGGAACATCTTCTTCGCCCGGCGCCGGAAGGAAGCGAATGACCGCATATCCGTTCCCCGCCTTGTCTACTTCTGGCTTCCAGAATCGATCGTCAGCCGAAGCCTTTTCGTTATTTCCAAGCTTGTTTAGCTCAGTGTTGAGCTTGTCGAAAATGTTATTACGATTACGCTTAAGCGTTGCGAAATCTACCATATGTATTCTCCGTGTAGCGATGTATTGCGATGTATGACGTCGTATGATTCACTTAACCATGATGTCATACTCTATTTATACCACTTCTCGCAGTATATGTCAACAAAATTTTTCTTTCAGTATCTTCCTATACTTCTCCTTGTCAAACTCCATGAAAGATCTGTACTTATAACACTTCATCGAGATAGAAGGCCAGACTACTGGATCTTCTATCTTCTTATGCCAATACTTAAAGCAACCAACTAGCTCATTAATGATAATAAGAGTCTCGATGCAGATCTCTTTCTGACAATAGAGTTGCAGCAGATACGGTCTCTCGTTGTTCTCGACGACGATATTGTCATCAAAATTATCTTTGAGCTTATCTAGGTCTTGACGGAAGACGTATGTGAGAGATTGATTTCTCTTAAGCCAAGTAAGATAACGAGCCTCGCATTGATCATGATCGAGGTCTCCTACCCACATGACGTCTTCATCGACGAAGTTGGCGAGGATATAATTGAAGGGATCTTTTTTCTTGGTAAGCTTTTGAAAGAAATACTTGTCTTTTCTCGACTCAAAAGAGCTCACTTTAACGGCTACTTTACCGTTGTACTTATGATAGTCATAGCCTTCTTTGGTGAAGTGATTCTTCAGCGCGAGATACGCCTGATAGACTTCAAAAGAGCTCATCATGTCTCACAAAGGTAGTTTAGCTGTCTTTTCTAGAAGATTTAGTTTTTGGCACTCTTCTTCCAACTTGGACTTCATGACCGAGTTGTGCTTGACGAGAGAAGCCACGACCTCGACGTCGATGTTGTTCTTTTCGACGTACATCATGATCGCTTCAAAATATTCTATGTCGTGTAATTCGATGAGATTCTCAATTTCTCTTGAGAATTCTTGTGGTGTCTTGACTACTGCTATCTGCATGCATCCCTCCAAATGTATAGTGTTATATTAACACTCTCACGGAGAAATGTCAATTACTTTGGTAGTTTGTTTCCAATGAATCTAGCAAAAATACCAGAGACTCTTGATTCTAGAATGTCAAGAATAGGAAAGGAAGCGAACCCTGCTACCCTCAATGTGCCGTCCCGATAGGGAAAATCAATAGGCAGAAAACTTCAGACTAGATTACCAACAAAAAAGCCGAGAATTATACTCCCGGCAATAAAAAAAAGAGACATTTTACGTCCCTTCATTGTCGCATATACAGCATTAGCGATGGCGCCAACAGCCCCTATCAAACCGCTGATGAGATAAAACTTTATTTGATGTCCTAGCTCGTCCATTTGATAGGGGACTCCTGACAATTAATTTTTCTTTTATTTATTCCATTCGTCTTTTCGCCCTTTTACACCAAGCTTGGCATAATAAGCGATGCTGGCGATGGCTTTATCATAGGGCTGAGTCTGGCAGATCTCGATAATCCTATCGAACATCTCCCAGCACCAACGGATTTCTGCTTCTTTAAAAGTAACATCATCTGGTTCTAACATGTGACACCTTCTTTACGTAAAAGATATGATCGTCAATGGTGACAGTTTTTTGCATACTCTTACGCCACGTGGGTCGAACACTCTTTGTATGAAAGAAGAGCGCTCCACCGGTTGGGTCTTTATAAAAACCAAAGTAGATCCCATTAGCGATGGCTTTAGCCTTTTCCCAGCTATCAAGATCTCTTATCTTTTTATACTTAGCACTCATACAATAATATGAGAACTGACATACTCCCTTATCTTTTTGACGTACGACTTCGCAAGTACCCTTACCGTATCCGGCCCGGACTCGATTCATTACGACTTTACCGACTGCGATCATTCCTTCAGTTCCTTGATCGCGTGACTCGTGATAGATAGCTTCCGCTAAACAAGCCAATTCCCGGTCGCGAGTAACGTCTTTAAAGCTCATGACCGACAACGATCGAGCTTCTGCATTTGTTACTTTACCGGTAGTAATGATGGTCAGCGCAGTCGTAATAATAAGCAGGGCAATGCCCTTCTTCATTACGTGTGTGATCATCTCTAGCCTTTTTGTTGTGGAAAGGAGGTAATTTTTGTTGTGTCAGGAAAACTACCAAACCCCGTGTAGACAGCCCATCCCACGTTTCGTCTACAGCGGATGCGGTTAAAGTGGGCCCGCAAACGTGGATGGCAATGCCAGAGCCACAAACCACGTTACGCATAGAGTGAGGCTTTGTCGACCAGATCTTCGCAGCTCTAAACCTCACTCTCAGCGAAGTCCAAAATTAGTGGGAGGATTCTGTTGCCAAGTCCCTCCCGAACTCCGCTTAGGCCGCTAGGGCGTAAGCAACACCTTCGTTATCGTTGGCGTTTGTAAGTTTGACCCGATACGGCGGTATCATGCCGGATGCCTCGCTTTGACTTTACTACACCTGTCGATCCTGTGTCGCCCCCATCAAGAATACATAGTGTGGTCGTTCACCACTCAGGAATTCCAGCCCTCGGCACTAGAAGATGCTTACTTGCCACCCTACTTCTACTATGTATTCATGGTGGAGGCGGCGGGTACTGCCCCCGCGTCCAGAATGCCTATTCCTCTCTGGTCATCAGCATCATTTATATTTATACCATGTGTCTCTCGATATGTCAACCACAAAGTTTAATAAGTTGAGTGACACCGAAAACTAACGTGGCCTTGAGTTTAGCATCTGACGCAGATTCATTTAGCTTATCGGTATCAATAAGGTCTTGAAGGATCTCTTTCGCTTCGTCCTTACTCATAGAACCATTCTTAAGAGCTAATTCCACCTCAGACGCGATCTGAGCTTTTTCTGCGATCCATGGATCATTAGATGAAAGTGCTTCTGCTAGTGACATTAGAATCTCCCTTGAACTGTGTCTGCGACGATATTAGCTTGTTCTACAAGAATCTTCTTTTTTAAATTACAATAGACAGCACTGACTTCACCTTTGGAAGCTCGGTCTGATAGCTCTTTCGTAGTGTCACTGAGAGTAGAAGCTAGCTTGAGAACGTCTTTTGTACCCTTGGTCTCGGAGTAGATCTGGAACCATTCGATCTGGCTCTGAAGAGTCGATAGCTGTATACCGAGATTTTGCGAGCAATCTATGCGACGAGTAGTCTGTTGGATATTGGTCACACTGACACTCTGGTTGGGATCCCAGCCACTTGGAATCTGATCCTTTAGGCTATTGAGTGTCGTGCATCCGGATAAACCAAGCGCTAAGAGTGTGGCTCCTATAATGGTCGTGCGTGTAAACATAAAGTCTCCTATTTTGAAGTAGCTCTATAGATTCCATCCCAATCTTCTGGCGGAGGATTCTCTTTATAAGCTAGACATCTTTTTTCCATCATTGAATAGTAATCTTTCATCTCGCCGTTGAAAGATTCTTTTAATTTTTCAATAACGTTTAGACAGTTATCAAATTTTTGATTACGATAGTCAGCAAGAAATTTCTCATGCTTTTTAAGCTGTGGCAAGTACTTCTCATAGTCCTTGAGATAACCAAGAACCGTATAGATATGTACGCCTTCTTTCTTTCCCTTAACAGCAATTTCATCTAATTCTAGAATAAAGAATTCGTCGTCGATACCTTGAACCGTATTATGCCCGAGAACTATCTTTACGCCGTATTCTTTGCTCTGCCCTTCCAGTCGCGAGGCTAGATTAACACCGTCACCAAGGCAAGTATAGTCAAAACGCTGAGAAGAGCCCATGTTGCCAACAACAACAGTATCAGTGTTGACACCAAGCCCCATGCCGAACGGGGGAACGCCTTCAGCAGAAATCGAGGAATTAAACGCATCAAGATCTCCTAACATTTCTAAAGCCGTACGTACGGCATATCGTCTATGCTCTCTTTCGTCAAGAGGAGCGTTCCAAAAAGCCATCTGAGCGTCACCGATGTACTTATCGAGTGTGCCGTTATTCATGAGAATCTTTGAAGTCATCGAGGTCATGTAACGGTTCATGATCTTAGTCAGGCCTTGAACGTCACGACCATAGTGTTCTGAGATGCTCGTAAAGCCGCGGACGTCAGTAAACATAATACTGAGCTCACGACTGTCACCACCGAGCTGTAATAGCTCAGGATTCTTTTGTAGTTTTTCAACGAGAGCTGGTGAAAGATAAGTACCGAATTGCTTTTTGATCTGTATCTTCTGCATGTATTCAGAAATAAACTTTACTGTATAAACATGCATGTAGATAAGCAAAAGAGCTAAGACGTTAAAACTTACGTCAAATAGTACTTTATCTTTTTGAAAGAAATAAAATGGAGAGTAGATATAGGCGCCAAGGATTATCGCGATATATACAATTGAGAACCTAAATCTTGAAATGAAGATGATGGCAAATGACAGACCGATCAAAAGAATATAATCAAGAACCCCGCTCAGTGTTGGAATCGATACGGAATCCCCCTGTAGAAGTGTATGAAGAAGAGTGGCTTGCACTTCATGAGGAAACTTTGCTCCCGCAGGAGTTGGCACGGGGTTGGAAATCCCAGCTGCGGTCACTCCTAGAATTACTATTTTCCCTGATAGATCGGGTAAAGTTTCTCCGATAGAATACTGACTAAAAGTGTAGTTCCAATTGACAAATACTCGTGAGTATTCGTCTGTGGTGATCGTAGCGTACTGAGGAATACGAACTGCTTCTACACCGGTCTCATTAATCTTAGCTTGATAAGACTGCTCACCCGCAGCTACTCGAAGAATCTCCAAAGCAAAAGACGGGTAATATTCCCCATTAGACATAGCTAACATAGGAACACGACGCACGACGCCGTCAATTTCCGGAAGTGTCGACGTTATTCCTACACCAAAAGCTTTGTCTTGAAGAACCGAGATGTTATCCAATACACACGGATAATTTGGTAAGAAGTCGGTAGACTTACCGTCGCCGATTATAGCTACACCGGTTTTCTTGGTCTCGGTGTTATTTCTTCTGCAGTTACCTACGGTCTGTGACAATACGACTGGATATTGATTGAGTGCTTTAGATAAAACAGAATCAGTACCAAATCGATCTGGTTCTAGAAATAAAATTGTATTTGTAAAGATAGCAGCATTATTATTATAGACGTCTTTAATAATCGACGCATAGATTTCTCGTGGAAATGGATATTGACCATACTTCTCGAGAGCTTTTTCATCTATGTTTAGGAGGACAATGTCATTCGTTTCAATAGGTGATGCAAGCATGAGAGAATCATAAAACTTAAGTCTCATGCTTTGGATTAGATATGGATCGTCTATTTTAACTGCGAGTAGGCCAACAAACGTGACGACAGCTAACCAAGTCGATAGTAAGATTTTAATTACTTTGTCTGACAATGATATTACTCCCGCCGTCGTTCACTTTTACTATATTTGAAATTGCATTTTGATCTATAATAATATTTACGCCGGCATCTTTATTAATTGTTATAGCTACATGACTATCTACAGATCTAACTACGTTTAGCTTATTTAGGTCTATGTAAGTATAGATCTGAGTAGCTTTGTCCATACCAAATCTAGTTCCTTGTATATTTACACCCTCTCTAGAATCACTCACGTCTGTGTTTTGCTCACTTAAAAAGTCTTCTAAATATTCAGCTTTCAACGAAGTGTCGTCGAGTGAAGTTTCTTTTAAGAAATCTTTTTCTATCTCATTGTCTTTAAGGTAATCAATATCGAGATCGGAGAGATCAAGTAAGTTTGCTTTCTTGTCGATATTTTCTGTTTTCTTTGCGACTTCTTCTGGTGGAGCCACGATCATCATATTGTCGATCATGTTTAATGATAGATTTAACACGACCGGTTTACTGGGAGAGGAATCTGCAGTGGTGACCATAGTAGCTTCAAATGCTTTAGTTAAAGTTACAGATCCAGCACCGTTTGATACGATAATTTTACCGACTGTTCCATCTTCTTCTGGAAGTAATACGACCAGGCTCTTACCAAAGTCGTCCACTGTCGTAGCAAAATCGGTTCCACGAACGGCTATAGTGGCGGTGGGTGTGTTGATATCAATATTGTTTTTATCGATTATGCCTTTTTGGCCGGTAGCAAACCTAACGGTGCCAGCTGCAAACTTTAAAGCCATCTTAGAAGTATTTGGCTTTCCGGTGTAGACAAAATCGTCGATGACTAGTTTTGAATGCTCTGTAACCTTGACGGTAGAGTCATCGATAAAAGTTATCTCGACTCTACCGTTTCCAGTTTGTACTTTATCCATCTGTTGAATAGGCAACTTATCTTCAGTCACAAACTTTTCATCTTTTCTAACTACTTCACTCGTTCCAGTAAACTCTGAAACGGAACCAATGTTAGCATCCGCTATTGCACTGGTTGATAGTGATAGTACCATTATTAATGTTGCTAGTAAGCGCGATGCTATCGACATTCAGAGTGCTCGTCTGGTTGATAACTACTTCGTTGTTGCTGCCGGTTAAGACAGCATTCACGGTCTTTCCATTATAACCATTTTGAAGCATCGTGACGTTATTTTCTTCACCAGTTAATGTAAATGTATTTACGACATCATTAGTATTAATGGTTGATGTATACGTATTCTGATCACCAGTAATATTAATTTCGTGTGTCACGTTGGTTGAAGAGTCAATGCTTCCCT